CCTGACGTAAACGTGAGTTTGGATTTTTAGCTGCTTTAGGAAATTTTTTCATCTGTCCTGCACTTCTCGCACAGAATGATTTACGTCTCTTAGCAGCTTTTGATCCAGGCTTCACTTTTCCTGTCACGGCTGTTTTTAGTTTAGAGCCGGGATTTAATCTTCGGTATGCTTTGACACCGGCTCGTGTCATACCAGCTCCAGACTTTGTGGGTCTGAAATTCTTTTTGTTTCTAGCAGGCATTGTGCCTTTATTATATAATTGTCTTCTCATTTGACTTCTTGCAATCATGATATCTTTGGCATTTTAAAACCAGGGTTAGAATAATATTTTGCGTAAGATTTATTTCCTACGTTTACTCCTCCTAAATCTCCAGATACATAACTACCAATGTAATTTTTCTGTGCTTGTTTTATCATTGAATTTCCATTAGCTGATCCGCCCATGTTTCTTTTCTTTCTCGTAAATGTTTTTACGTTAGTAGGTTTCCCACCCACTCCTTGGGCTACCGCTCTCTTTCGTTTGACAGCACTCGCCCTTTCGCCTTTTGTCATCCGTGTGGCTTTTGCAAGTGGGACGCATTTTGGATACTTCCTCTTCGCGTCCGCTTTTTGTTTTGAACGGCCACACTTTGCGAAGGAACCATCTTTTTTTCTGCTCCCAATATCTACCCATTTTTGTTTGAACCATTTATCTAATCCGTTTTTTGCCATTACACTTCCATCATAGTAGTCATGTCTACATCAACCATTAATCCACCATCACGTGCTGGTTTACGACCTTTAAAATCTTTTCGTTTTACACCAGAGGGATCTTTAATTTTACCTGCACAAATTTTACTAGCATATGCATTCGCGTAGGCCGAAGGGTATACCTTAAATTTTCTTTTTGCTGCGGCTTTACCTCTAGGACATAGTTTTGTCATTATCTTTTCCTCGCTGTTTGTTTTGCACGTTTAAAGTCAGATGCTTTTGGTGCACCCTTTGCACCTTTCTTTCGCATCTTCCCGCCACGTTTTCTTTTAGCGTGAATGTTTGCATATAAACCTGGTCTAGACATTATGCTCTACCTCCACGTCTAAAATATTTTTTACCCCGCAAAGCCTCCAAACGTGCGGAAGGCTTTTTAGGTTTTTTCTTCTTCTTTTGTTGCAACATCTGCAACGCTTTTTGAAGACTTTTTTTATTAGACATTATCTATTGATTTTGCCTTTTTTCTTCATCTTGCTACCGAATTTTCCATAAGACTCATCTCTGCTAGCTTTTAATTGTTTAGCAGTTCTTTTCTTACGGATTCTCATTGCGATAGATTCATCTTTTCTATCTTTGTAGCCTTGTTTTTTCTTACCGACTTTTTTCACTGAGCCTCCTTTT